ATATGAATAACCGAGTGTGTGATTTGCTCGTAGATGTATTTAATGAGAATGAAAAAAATGCCGAGACTAAGTACCGCGGATCCGGCACTGTGTTCGATCAGTATAATTTTACTCAATACTCTAACGACAATGATCGTTATATTGAGTTGCACAATAAATGTATAGACTACTTATTTGAAGCATTGAACGAGTATCGAAGTAAAGTAGAAGACTTTAATAGGTGGGCTCCAGATGGAGCAATTCGTGAACATGGATTTGAGTCACTTAGAATAAAACGCTATCATGATGAAGATCATTTTGAGCCACACGTTGATGTTGGTGATTTTGATGGTGCAAGAAGATACCTTATAATTATATGGTATCTAAATGATGCAGATGGCGGAGAAATTTCATTTGAAAATTTTGATTTTGAGCTCACACCTAAGAAGGGGACACTGGTAATGTTTCCTCCTCATTGGATGTTCCCCCATAAAGCAGCAAAAGTTAACTCCGGTGCGAAGTATATGTTACACTCGTATGCGCACTATCTATAACATAAATATGTATACACGTGGAGGTAATTAATATGTGGATACACTACTGTAAGGCTAAGAGTGGGGCCCGAAACATCATCGAGAATAATGAATATTGTCAATGGTGTGGACTAAGTGAGTCCCAATCTAAACAACTTAACGATGGCCATGACGAATATATAACTGATGATAAGCAGTTTCTTCAGGAGATAAACAAGCATGGACAGTAACCCATATTCTAGTAGTGTTGTTAGTATTACTAACAGCGCCAAACAGTATCTAATGGAAACTGCTCGAAACAACCAACAGAAAAATATATGGTTTGGTGTACAAGGTGGTGGTTGTAGTGGTTTCAGCTATCAATGGAAGTTTGTGGACGAGCCAGATCCAAACGATGAAGAAGTAGTGTTGGGTCACACGAGTCTCAATAACGACCAAGTTGACGTAAAGCTGATCATCGACAGCATGAGTGAGCTGTATATAATCGGATCGACAATCGACTATGTTAAGGACCTCGCTGGATCATTTCTAAGGGTAGACAACCCAATGTCTGCTAGCTCTTGTGGTTGTGGGGAAAGTTTCTCAGTTAATATGTAGGAGATATTTTTGTCATATAAACATCCTTTGTTATTGAAGATTGATTGGAAGGGTAAAATTGGTTATGGAGATGTTATTTCACCAATTTGTTATGCTTATACCATGGCCCAAAAAAACTGTTGTGATGTACAGCTAAGTTTTCATTGGCCACACAATAAGACATTCAAATTCAAAGAAGAAGATCCAGAGACGCTACCACAGCGTACGCTTATTCTTCATCAAATAGTCAAGCCGATATTGTTTCATAAAGTAAACATCGAACATGTCTATAGCAGTGTAATAAAATACAATCACACTAATTATGATGATAAATCACCATTTCATAACCATTGGTTCTCACGTCATAGAAATTTCACGTCTGATAAACCGTTCATTGCATTGAACACTACTAGAAATCATGCACAGACGTTAGAGGACTATGGTGGCGATTCCAAGACATGGAAGGATCCTGTTGGAGAGGTTAAATGGGCCCAGGCAGAGAAAATAATTCAAGACGATTGGGGACTAGATGTAAAACACGTTGATTATTCAACACCAATACACGAAGCTGTGGACATATATAAAAAATGTTTGTTAGCCGTTGGTTATCATGGATCAACTATATGGATAGCAAAATATCTGAGAGCTCCGATGTTAATTTATTCATCTAAAGTTCAAACGTCTCGCTCTTTTCCATGGGCAACTGTGCAAAAGAAAATGGAAGTGACTGAGTTTGCTAACTTGAATCCATGGCAGCTGAGAGATAGATCTTTAAAGAGATTAGCTGAATTAGACGTACAGTATGAACAATATTTAAATGTTCCTAACTTACATTCATTGAGAGGAAGAAAAACATGAATTATCCAACAATCTTTGTTGGTTATGATCCTCGCGAAGACGAAGCATTCCGTATATTGGAATATACGATTGAAACCCTATCATCTGCTCCTGTAAATGTTTATCCTATAGATCAAATGAAAATGCGACGCATGGGATTGTATAGACGAGCTTGGATGCTAGGTAGTTCACAGCTACCGAGTCCTAATGATGATAAAGATATTCAACATCGCGATTTGTTTGATCTTAAACCATTTGCTACAGACTTTTCATTTTCAAGATTTTTAACCCCATTTTTAAACAGACTTTCTGGGTGGGCTCTTTTCATGGATTGTGACATGTACTTTAGACATGATCCAGTAGAATTATTTAATACGTATTGTGATCCTAAATTTGCATTGTATTGTGTCAAGCATAATCACACTCAAGCATCAAATGAAGTTGTCAAGATGTATGGGAATGAACAATACCAATACTCAAGAAAGAATTGGTCTTCCGTGATGCTATATAATTGTGATCATGAAGCCCATAACAATCTTACGATCGATGATGTAAATACTAAATCAGGACATTGGTTGCACAATCTTAAATGGCTACCAGATGATGTAATTGGAGATTTGCCTGAGGAGTGGAATTGGCTAGATGGACATTCTTCCGTTGAAATTGATGCAAAGAATGTACACTTTACTAGAGGGGGCCCATGGTTTGATCGTTGGGAGCCTTTGGATGAAAAATCTCGAAAGTATGAAAAAGAGTGGAGAACCCTTCTTAAAACCTATAACAAAAAGCAACAATGGTTAAATGTTAGCAACAAATGATATTACATTCTCAATAACATACTATGGACAGCTTGATAGATTAGTCGATCAATTAGAGCTTTTTACCGGGCTTCCAGAGCATGTTAAAGAAAAAATAGTGGTGCAGATCATTAATGATGGTTATAATGATGCCGGAGCATTCGAAGACGTATGTAGACTATATGAAGACAGAATGAACTTGAAGGCGTACGAAGTTACAGAAGATGTAGGCTTCAATAATCACGGATGTCGCAATTTAATGATGATGGAGAGTGATACTACGTGGAATATGTTGATGGACATTGATGTATACCTAAAACCAGATATCGTAGAAGCCATGACTACATACAACCTATTAAAAGAAAAGATTTATTGCTTTAAGGTTAAATTTGATCACCCGGATGATCCGGCCGACTATGAACACTTCGACCCTAAGAAGATATTGAAATGGATAACACATCCTAACACGTGGTTAATAACAAAGCCAGCATTTTGGACTAGTGGTGGGTATGATATTGAGTTTACTGGCATGCGTCATGGGGATTCAGAATTCTTCCTGTCATTAGACACAGAGACATATGACCACATTGTATTTCATAATGAAAAAGAGTTTGAAGTACATGTACAGCGTCCTAATAGGTCAAGAAGCTATTTGAATCAAGCTACTGAGCATGTAAAATTATTAACAAAAACAGTTGACTTTGTCACGAAAAGGAACGAAGATAAGGATAGAAAGTTCAAAAAGCGGCTCTATAGTTTTCCCTGGAAAAGGATCATTTGATGCAATTTGTGAAACCTTATCTTACGCTAACTCCATTTTTATTGTTGCTAGCATTCTGCGCTGGTCCAGCACCAGCACAAGATAAAGCACACTTCAATGAACAACACATTTGTATGAAAGAGGCAATCTATTTTGAGGCTGGAAACCAGCCGGTTGTTGGAAAATTTGCTGTTGCTTATGTAATTCTAAACAGAGTAAATCATAAACAATATCCCAATACAATTTGTAGTGTCGTTCATCAGGGTCCAATCTCTAAGTGGCACAAAAAAGAATTGGGGAAAATTGTTCCCATTAAAAACAAGTGCCAGTTTTCATATTGGTGTGATGGCAAGAGTGAGAGTTTTGTGGAGCAATCGACCTCTTATAGAGAGTCAGTCGCTGTTGCAGAGATAATTGTAGGTGGTGGTTATAAACTTATATTTGATCCTACAGAAGGGGCGACGCACTATCACGCAACGTATGTCACCCCATCGTGGTCTAAGCACATGAAGAAAACAGTACTTATTGAGGACCATGTATTTTATAAATGATAGAGCAAATCAATATCAAAACACCTACACAATTTGTTGGTGAGATAGAAAAGATTGTACAAGAGAAAAAGATAACATATCTCGATGCGGTTATGTATTTTGTAGATACTAGGAAAGTAGAAGTTGAGACCGTTGCTTCGTTAATTAAAGGAAGCCAGGTTCTCAAAGCTAAGATCCAGGGTGAGGCGGAGGACCTAAGATTGGTCAAATCGGGAGCAAAGTTGCCATTATGAGGGCATTGCAGAAAATGGAACCGTACGAAGCATATCAGAAGTACTTAGCGCTTAAAAGGCACTTTGATAGTGATACGTATGACTATTTTAAATATCACGGCAAGATTAAAACGAGTAAGACATCGTTCGATGTACGTAAGGACAAATATTCCTTTTATAAACTTTCGAAGATGAAAAATCCAGAATCATTTATGGTTGCTAACATTATCGATAATGATCATTTCTGGTCTGGTGATTTCACATCGTCGGAGGCAGATAGCACATATATGAAATGGTTATCAAGGAAGGAAAGCCTGACGTACAATTTTAAGCAAGCTATCGCAGCTATGATGGATGACTATGATAAAAACATAATTTTTAAACCAGGAGATCATCCTCGCCTGCTAGTCTTGTTTATAAGGAAGGTGGTCGGCCCTGAGACGTTATTGATTCTCAATAAGCTGACCCCTTTCTTCCCTTACTGGGACAAGAAGCTGGTAGATGACTTATATTGGCCCGAGCAATCAAAAAAGCTCAAAAAATATGAGCCATTTATTATAAATAGCGTTGACCTTGACAAGTTTTCGAGTATAATAAAGTTAAGGTTTGATAAACCGTAATACAACGTAATATATCGCGATAAGGAGAATAAGATATGGCAACATCGTTTGCATCTATGAAAAAGAATAAGCAGTCGGACTTGGATAAGCTATCTGGCGAGCTTAGTAAACTTCAATCCAATCAAAACAACATGGGAGACGATCGCTTCTGGAAGCCAGAGGTTGATAAGTCTGGTAATGGTTATGCCATTGTCCGGTTCCTTCCTTCGCCAATGGGTGAGGATGTGCCTTTCGTTCGTTTGTGGGATCATGGTTTCCAAGGTCCTGGTGGTTGGTTTATTGAAAAGTCACTCACTACTCTTGGCAAGGATGATCCTGTATCAGAGTACAACACCATGTTGTGGAATAGTGGAGTTGACAAAAACAAAGACCTGGCTCGCAAGCAAAAGCGTCGCCTAGGTTTCATTTCTAACATTTATATCGTCAAGGATCCTGCTAATCCAGCTAACGAAGGCAAAGTGTTTTTGTACAAGTATGGCAAGAAAATTTTCGATAAGCTCAATGATGTGATGAATCCTGAGTTTGAAGATGAAACTCCTACTAACCCATTTGATATGTGGGAAGGTCGAGACTTTAAAATGAAGATTCGTAATGTTGAGGGTTATAGGAACTATGATAAGAGTGACTTCGCAGAGGCCGCTCCACTTCTCGACGACGACAAACAGCTCGAAGAGATTTGGAAGAGTCAGCACTCTTTGTCAGAATTCATCGATGAGAAGAACTTTAAATCTTATGCCGAGTTGAAGAACCGGCTATATAGAGTTCTTATGTTGGATAACGCTGCTCCTTCTGTGGCAGCAGAACCAGATCCAGAACCAGAAACATCTACTGTTGTCCCTATGACATCAAGTTCTGCTAGTGTAGATGAGGATGATGAGGATTTGTCGTTCTTTAAGAAGTTAGCTGACGAAGACTAACATACAATACGCCTTCTTGGAGCCGGCCGGGGATTAAACCTCGGCCGGTTTTATTTTTAATTAGCGTGCCAGCCGGTACCGCCAAGATTAAACATTTGATCTACATCCGCGCGCGATTGTTTGACTTGTGCCACTGTTGATGGTGCAGAGCCCTCGCCAGTTTTCATGGCAGTTGTTCTGGTATTGTGTTCAATCGCTTCTAGTAATCCCTCTAGCCCAGTATGAGCAGCAACAAACGCTGGAGTAGCGCCTGCGGCCGCAGAGCTCGTCATGGATTGT